GAAAAAAATATTTGATCCTCTTACACAGGAGTTATTTAAAATGGCAGAAGAGTGTAATAAAGATTATGGTGTACAACCTACACTAGGGCTTGGTAATATGTGGGCTAATATCAACCCCACGCACAGTTACAACAAAACACATACGCATCCTAACTCATTGTGGTCAGGTGTATATTATATTAAAGTGCCAAAAAATTCTGGAAAATTATTTTTAGAAGACCCTAGACCAGGACCTAATACATACATGCCTAGACGAGTAGATAATCTACCTAAAGAACTATGGCGTGTAGTAGCTTATGATGCAGTTGAAGGTAGAATGGTATTCTTTCCAGCATGGCAACCCCATGGTGTAGACATAAACATGAACACAGAGAAAGGTGAAAAGAACTGGAGAATATCTGTATCTTTTAATTTTATACAAACATGAGTTTTAAAAAAAATAAGTATCAAATTATTCGTCAAGCTATATCAAAAGAGCTAGCTGACATAGGTTATAACTATCTACAAATATCAGCAGAAGCAGATCATTGGATGTTAGAAAATGGTGTGACTCACGAAAAAAATCCTTTGATAGGTAATTTTAAAGATGAACAAGTACCAGGATCCTATGCTAAATATTCAGATAGGTTAATGGAAACATTATTAATTAAAACAATACCTGTAATGAAAGCTAAGACAGGTTTAGATCTAGTACCTACTTATTCTTACACAAGATTATATAGAACAGGTAATATATTAAACAGACATAAGGATAGACCTAGTTGTGAGATATCAACAACTATTAATTTAGGTGGTGATCTATGGCCTATATTTATTGATCCGACAGGATCTAATAATGTTGTTGATGAATATCAAGGTATAATGAAACCTAATGCACCTAAAGGTGTAAGAATTGATCTTAAACCAGGTGATATGATTATATACTCTGGTTGCGAATTAGAGCATTGGAGAGAACCTTTTCAAGGCAAATTATGTGGTCAAGTGTTCTTACATTACAATCATGCAAATGGACCCTTTGCAAAATCTAATTTGTATGATAAAAGACCACTATTGGGTATACCCAAAACTCGTTGATAATCAGCGCAATCTAATATAATCTGGAGACTTATGTTACAAAAACTAAACTTTTTGCCTGGATTCAATAAACAACTAACACCTACACAAGCTGAAGGGCAATGGGTTGAGGGTGACAATGTTCGATTTAGGTACAAGACACCTGAAAAAATTGGCGGTTGGTTACAACTAGGAGAAAACGATATAACTGGTGCAGCAAGAGCTATGCATCATATTGTCAATAAATCAGGGACTAAGTTTTCTATTATTGGCACAAACAGAATTTTATATGTTTACTCAGGTGGTGTGTTTTATGATATACACCCGATCCGAACGACTACAACTTTATCTAATGCTTTTTCTACAACAAACGGATCCGCTGTTGTTACTATAACATTTAGCGGTGATCATGGTTTAGTTCAAGGTGATATTATTTTATTAGATAATTTTACAGCTATTACAAATTCTAATTATTCAGCGGCAACTTTTGATGATAAAAAGTTTATGGTAACAACTGTTGTATCTTCAACAGCTATTACTATTACATTGTCTTCTAATGAAACAGGATCAGGTGCTACAACATCTGGTGGTATTAGAGTTCAAGCTTATTATAGTGTAGGACCAGCAGAGCAAGCACCAGGATTTGGTTTTGGTTTAGGACAGTGGAGTGGAACAGTATCTGGAGAAGCTATTACAACATTAAATGGCGGTATCAATGCTTCAACAACTACAGTAATATTAGGTGATGCATCTTTATTTCCATCATCAGGAACAAACTTTGTTCAAATAGGATCCGAAGAAATATCATACACAGGAATTGCAGGTAATCAATTAACAGGTGTTACAAGAGGTGTAAGAAATACAACCGCAGCAATACACAATAATGGTGTGGCAGTTACAAACTCATCTGATTATGTAGCATGGGGTGAAGCAGCATCTGGAGATTTAGTTATAGATCCAGGTATGTGGTCTATAGATAACTTTGGAGATAAAGTTATCTCTTTAATTCACAATGCACAAGTTTTTGAATGGGATTCAAATGTAGCTAATGCTGTATCAACAAGAGCAACTATTATATCTGGAGCACCAACAGCTTCACGTACTATGTTAGTATCAACACCGGATAGACACTTAGTATTTTATGGAACAGAAACAACAATTGGAGATCAATCAACACAAGATGATATGTTTATTAGATTTTCTGATCAAGAAAATATTAATGACTATACACCTACAGCTGTTAATACCGCTGGTACACAAAGACTTGCTGATGGTTCTAGAATTATAGGAGCTGTTAGAGGTAGAGATGCAATTTATGTTTGGACAGATACATCATTATTTACAATGCGTTTCATTGGTCCACCATTTACATTTGGTTTTGCACAAGTGGGTACAAACTGTGGATTGATAGGACAGAATGCTGCAATAGAAGTAGATGGAGCTGCGTACTGGTTATCAGACAATGGTTTCTTTAGATATTCTGGTAATCTTGAAACCATGACATGTTTAGTAGAAGATTATGTTTATGATGATATAAACACAACAGCGTCACAACTTATAAATGTTGGTTTAAATAATTTGTTTGGTGAGATTACTTGGTTTTATCCGACTCAATCTTCAGAGATTGTTAATAGATCGGTAACATATAATTATGCAGAATCAGTGCCAGAAAGACCTATATGGACAACAGGATCTTTAGCGAGAACAACTTGGGTTGACTCAGCTGTATTTGGTTTACCTCATGGAACTGATTATAATGCCTCAGGAACATCGTATGATGTTGTTGGAAATACTGAAGGAGCTACAACATACTATCAACATGAGACTGGAACTGATCAAGTAAAATCTTCTGCGACAACTACAGTAGCAGCTAATATAGAATCTGGAGATTTTGATATTACTAGAGGCCAGGGTGGAGCTGATCTTAGAGGAGATGGAGAATTTCTTATGAAGATAAGAAGATTTATACCAGACTTTTTATCTCAAACAGGAAATACACAAGTTACATTACAATTAAGAGATTATTCAAATAGTTCACAAGCAAGTTCACCTCTTGGACCCTTTACAATTACCTCAGCTACAACTAAAGTAGATACAAGAGCCAGAGGTAGATCGGTAGCATTAAAGATAGCAAATACAGGAGCATCTCAGGATTGGAAATTAGGAAGTTTTAGGTTAGATATACAAGCGGACGGAAGAAGATAATGGCAAAAATAGTATTAGCATTTACAAGACCTAGTAAAGATTATAATCAAAACGTAGCTGACGCATTGATTAGAGATCTTGATGGATTAGTACAAAAATTAAATTCTACGTTTCAACAAGATCTTAAAGAAGAAACACAAAGATTAACATGGTTTAGTTCAGGAGGAAATAGTGGCTAATAGATATAAGAATGCACAATTTGATTTAAATTCAACTAACAAGACAGACATTTATACTTGTCCATCTAACTCAAGAGCTATTGTACAAAATATACATACGGCTAATGTAGGTGGTAGTAATGTTGAAATAAAAGCTTTTGTTTTTGATAACTCGGCATCAACTAGTTTTCAATTTGCAGAGCATACTGTAAACACAGGTACTTCTAAATCTATAGCAGATGGAACTATTGTATTAGAAGAAAGTGACAAACTACAACTACAAGCAGCTACGGCTGATATCTTTGAAGGTACAGTTGCAATATTAGAATTTGACAGAACATAGGAGAAAAATGAAAACGTTATACCCGGAAAAAATTATAGAAACTATATCAAACCTTAAAACTGGTGAGGTGTATAAAAATGATGAAGAATGGAAAGAAAAAGGCGTAAAAGAAGAAGACATTAGAAGGGATATCAAAGTTATTATGCCAAGCCTTGATTTATTTGGAGAAACAAAGTAAAGTATGTATTCAGGTTTTCCCTGCTTACAAATTAATTAATTATGACAATATCTAGAGGACAAATGAATAGACAATTATACATGGGCGGCGGAATTATGGATGTTGTGCCTAGAGAAGAAGCTTTTCTTGGTGGTGTTTTTAAAGGCGTAAAGAAAGCAGTTAAAGGAGTAACAGGAGCTGTTAAAGATATTGCAAGTTCTGATTTAGGTAAAGCAGCATTATTAGCTGCAGGTGCTTATTATGCTCCGGGTTTTGGAATAAAAGCTCAAGGAGGGTTTGGCGCTTTTGGAAGTATGTTAAAAAACAAAGCAGCTGGAATGGTTCCAAAACTTTTAAAAGGTAAGGCAGGCACAGCGTTAGGAATAACTGCATTAGGCGGATTATTTGGTGGAGCTATGGCAGGTAAATCAGAAGAAGAAGTAGAATCTCTTACTAGAGATGTACCAGCTTTAAAATCATACTTAACTCAATACTATACTAATTTAAATCCTGAACTAAGAAACCAACCAGAGAAAGTAGAACAATTTGTTAACTCTCAAATAGCAGAATATAACGAAGGTAAAGGTGGTTATGCTATGGGTGGTAGAATAGGTTATGGTGAGGGAGATCCAGATCCAAAAATTCCAGAACAATTTTTAGAAGATTTAAAAAGACGAAAAATTGATGAACTGTTTCAAAGGTATAAAAGATTTGAAGAAGACTACGAGAGAGAAAAAGCTGGCGCCCAAACTCAAGAAGCAGCTATGGGTGGAAGAATAGGTTATGATATTGGTGGAAATGCTATGACAGCATCTTATGGTTATGATGATGCAATGTCTGAAACTTACAATAATTTTTTAGATATGAAAAAAAATAAACAAATACCTATAGATATGGACTTTGATGAATTTTTAAGAGATGTAGTTCCAGAGATGAGTAAAATGCAAACAGAAGGAAGAGGTTCAGCAGCTATGGGTGGAAGAATGCAATACGCGTTAGGCGACTCTGCAAGCCAGAATGCTATGCAAGCAGCGGGCATCGAGGGGCTTCCTATGAGACAAAACCCTAAAGGTGTACAAGAACTAGATTTAAGAGATAATGGTGGATTTATACCACCAGTTGGTATAAAAGAAAAAGAAGATGACATCCCAGCGATGTTATCTAATAACGAATTTGTATTTACAGCTGACGCTGTAAGAGGTATGGGAGACGGAGACGTTGAACTAGGCGCTCAAAGGATGTACGATCAAATGAAAACATTAGAAGAAGGTGGAAGAGTATAATGGCAGAAGTCCAAACAGTTAGAAATGCTCCAGCAGAGTTTATAGAAGCAGGCGGTAAAACTTATTTAGATGATCTTACAAAAGCAATAGGTGGTTTTAAAGGACAAGATTTATCTCAAATTATGGGTCAACAATATGTTGCTGGACCCGGAGCATTAACAACACAAGCTGAAGGATTAGCAGGAGGACTTGGAAGTTTTCAACCTTTCTTAAATAATGCTGCAGCATCAGAACAACAACTTGCAGGATTAACAGGACCAACAGCTTATCAAGCTTACATGTCACCGTATCAACAAGATATTATTGATACAACATTAGCTGAGTTTGATATACAATCACAAAAAGGTTTACCAGGATTAGCAGCTAACGCTGTTAATGCAGGAGCTTTTGGTGGTGGTAGAGAAGGTGTTCAATTAGCAGAATACCAAGCATCGTCAGATAGAAACAGAGCAGCATTACAAGCACAATTATTAGGTCAAGGATTTGGACAAGCTAATCAATTAGCACAAGCTGGTTTTAATCAACAAAGAGCATTAACATCTGGTCAATTAGATTTAGCACAACAATCACCTGCATTATTAGGACAACAGATTGCAAGCTTAACAACATTAGGTGGTCAACAACAAGCAAGACAACAACAACAAGTATCAGCGCAACAACAATTAGATCAAAGAACAGCCTTCCAACCTTTGGAAGCAGCTGAAAGATTTGGATCTGGTGTTACAGGATTAATCGCAGGATATCCTGGTGGAGAAAAAACTATGACATCTCCTTCACCAAGTGCATTACAAACAGGTTTAAGTACAGGTGCTACATTAGCTGGTATCTATAGATTAATACAAGGATAATATGAGTAGAATATTTAAAAGACCAATGTTTAGAAAAGGTGGCGAAGTCATGGAAGGTATTATGACAGGTATTCAACCTAGAAGAAATTATGCAGATGGTAAAACTAGAGAAGAAATTATTAGTGGTTCTCTTGAAAATTTATCCCCGACTTCTCAAGGATATGCTCAATCATTTATGGATCTTGCTAAATTGGGAGGAACATCAAATAAAGATTTATTAACAAACGTTTTAATTCAAGGCGGTTTAAGAGGTATGTCTCAAACAGGTGGTGGTGGAACTTTAGGAAACTTAGCTAAAGCCTTTGAAGAACCTGTATCTGGAGCATTAAAACAAAGATCAGCAAATCAACAGTTAGATATATCAGGAGCTATGAAAGGTCTTGATTTAGGTGTTCAAAGAGATATCGCTATGGCAAAAAACTTGAAAAACAAAATTTTTGAATCAGGTACAATACCTGCGATAACAAAACAAATTCAGACTGCATTAGGAAAAAATGCTTTGACTGAAGAGGCTCAACAATTAGCAGTAAATTTAGCTCCTAAAATTGCACAAATACAACAAGCAGAACTTAAAAATCCTAATATTTTATATCAAGGTATATTAAAAATGGATGAAAACGATCCAACTCAACCTAATTTAAATTGGGTGGGAACACAACCAGATGGCGCAATTTTTATGAATCCTTATGATAGACTTTTTTATATAAAAGATGGCGACAACTTCTATCCTGCAGATCAAAGAACATTCGGAAAACCTGCTAAGGAGGGTTAATAATGCCTGTCTATAAGATTCCAAAAAAATCTAATAGTTTTTCTTTAAATACGGAACCTGATGAAATAGAAACATTAGCTCCACCAGAAGACAATAATCAAATAAGTCAAATTAATTCAGCAATGGCAGGTATAGCTTCAGGTATTATTAAAGTACCAGAAGGTGTTATCTCATTAGGTGCAGAGCTTATAGATTTAGGAGTAGGAACTGATTATGCCACTAAAGTAGAACAAGCCTTTGATACAATTAATATTTTTGAAGAAACAGCTCAAGAAACTGCAGCAGGTAAAATTGTTGAAGCTTTAGTTCAAATAGGTGTACCTTCAGTAGCAGGCGCAAAGCTTGCAACTACATTAGCTTCTAAAGCACTTAAAGCAAAAAAAGCAGGACGATATTTAAATCCAAGAGCAAAAAATTTATTAAAAGGTTCTGATAAAGCAAAAAAATTAAATAAATTATCTAACAAACAAAAGTTCGCAGCTATAGCAGTTGGTGGCGCAGCAGGTGAAACATTAGTTGCTGATGTAGAAAACATAGGAACTATTGGTGATGTATTTGAAGCAGGTCCAACAGAATTAGATAGAGATGTACAAGCTGATCCTTCAGCTGATGCGGGAAGAAAATTATTAAATAGAATAAAATTTGGCGCAGAAGCCATACCTGCAATATATGCTTTTGCTGGAGCTGGTTCTGGTATTAAGGCTCTAGCAACGAGAGGCAAGGAGCTAGCTTACAGTAACAAAAGATTAGAAAGAACATTTGATAAAATAGGTGGTTTTTTTAGACCAAGAGGAACAAGACCTCAAGGAGTTTTTGATGTTCAAAGAAAAGAAAAAGGAAGATTAATGTCTGATACAAATTTTGCTTTAGAAAAAGTAAAAAGAATAGATCAGGATGTAGATAAAATGTTTCCTGAAGTTAAATCTTTTTTAAATAAAACAACAGAAGATGGAAGAGGTGCTTTTTTAAAAGAAATAAATGATCTTATGTTTGAAGGTGATTTAAAAAAAGGTTTACCAGAAAATACAATAAATAGTTTTATAAAAAGATCTAAAAAACTAGGTGCTAACTCAAAAACCACAAACAATATTATTAAATCTGTTACTGATGTTAGAAATAAATTTAGTGAGTTAATGGATATTACGGCTCAAGGTCCTGTAGGTATGACAGCTGCACCTGGTAAAAAATTACAGGCTAATCTTAGAGAACTAATGGGAGATAGAGTTAAACAATATATTGGTACTACTTATAGAATATTTCAAAATGAAAACTATGGTTTTTATTCAAGATATAAACCAACTGATGATGCTGTAATGAAAGCAAAAGAAGTATTTATTAGATACGCAGCTAAAAATAAAAACCCTATTACTGAGCAAGAAGCAGAAATGCTTGTTAACAATGTATTAAATCAAGCTAGATCATACAATCCTAAAACTAAACTTCCATCATTTAGGTATGATAATTTATCTCAAGGAGCAGATACACCTGAAAATTTTAAAACGTTTGCACAAACTTTAGAAAAAGAATTACCTGATGGATCTAGAGAATTAAAAGTAATAGGCAAAGGAAGTAAAATTTTTAGAAATTTATTTGGTGAGGTAGAAGACGCTAGATATTCTATCTTTGAAGGTATGAATAGATTAGGAACAATAGCTAGAAAAAATCAAGTATTTGATGAAATACTGGATGTTGATCAAGCTTTAAAAGATGCTGCTACAGCTACTACACCAGCAGGTGCTAGGGGTTTTTTCTTTTCTTCTCCAGTAGATGCAAGAAAAAGTTTACCCAATAGAGAAATTGTAAAAATAGATCCTTATGTAGAAGAATATTTTAAAGATGGTGTATTGATAAATAGATTACAAGGTCAGTATACAACAAAAGAAATAGCAGAAGCTTTTGGTAATGCATCAAGAGTTTCACAATGGATGAGAGGAGAAAGTAATAATAGTTTTGCAACATCCG